ATGTAGAGTTACACGTGAAATAGTAGCGTCATCAATCACAACAGGATCAACAACGCCTGTTGGATTCACTGTCCCTGTTCGACCAACTACCCAGATGACGTCTTGTAGTGTAGTGATTGAGACTTCAGTCATACGCTGTTTGAGAGCCACAGCAAATCGAGGATACTTTGAAGTATATCCAAGTTGTTGTGATTTGGAGTATGAGTTTGCACGATACACTACACCGTCTTGTGGATATTCCCAAGCGCGATCTTCAATCACCGTAAAGAACCCCATCCCTATTAAAACTTTCATACGAGGCAAGTAATCCATATTGACCCCAAGCCAATCGTGTGCAATAAAATTAATATTTCTGTCTTTAAACTCATGCGCAGATTTTAAGCCTAATGCGCCTGATACATAATTTCTAAAGTTTTCTACTTCATTGTCTGTTACACACTCACCATTAACAACAACTTCATCAAACTGTGTATCAATACGGTGTGGAACATTTTTAATCCATTCTGCAAGATGTGTTACATCTTCACCTTGTTCACCATTACCACGAGTTATCGCAAGCTTTAGCTTGCCCCTACGATAAACCAGAGTTAAGTTAGAACCATCAATTTTTGGGAGTATAACATCCATCCAAGATTCAACTTCTTCTTCACCTTCATAAATTTTACGGAGAGAGTAAAGTTTATATGGATGTGTAATTTTACCAGCAGAACCGCCTACACGAAGAGTTGGTGAATCGTGGTCTCGCCAACCTTGTGCCTTTTCCATAGCTTCAAGCTTATCATACAACTGATCATACTCACCATCTGAAATAGAAGGAGCAGACAAATCATAATAAGCATGATTATGTTTTTGAATAAGTTGTTTGAGTTCTTTGTAATTCATATAAAGAATATATCAGAAAAAAAGAGGAACAATCAATAGAAAACTCGCAGAATTACGAGTTTTCGTTGTCATGAATGTAAAGTTGTAGTAATGCATAGTGTAAGATCTTCATTAAATCTTTTCGGGCATCTGCACGAGAACCTTTTTTACCATATCGATTTGAGTATTTATCGATACTACCCATGCAAAACCCAGTGCCGTGCCCACGTTCAATAATAACTTCTGTAGATTGAAATTTGTTTTGAGAGTAGTGAGCTTTATATGTTGAGTCTACATACCGCTTGAACTCTTCAATAAGTTTGTCTTCATTAAACTTATAATCAATCGGTTTTGACTCTACAGCTGGTTTACCCCAAAGTTCAGGAGGCGTAAAATCAACACCGTCTTCTGAAGTAATCTCTCTCCAACCACTTGGAATATTACGATGCTCATTAATTTTTTGTTCTTCAGGTGATTGAACTAGACGTCTAGTGTTAGAAGGGGCTCCCATAGCTCGTTCGTACACAGTTTTACCCCCATCTGGAGACTCAAAAATTTTAGGTTCTATAATATCATGATGAGATCGAGAGTTTTGGATTTTATTTTTTGCTTGGTTATACATCATATTAGTATATTCTTCAAACTCTTTCCATTTACGCTCTTCATATTCTGCTTCGCGTTTTCTATTACAAGCTTCCTCTTCCTCACGGAGGCGTCGCTTCATATAGTCTTCATATCTTTCTCTCATACAGATTAACCCTTATTTTGAGTGTGGTGGCATTTTAGTTTCTACAAACCAAACGTGTTGACGTAATTTAGGATGGTATTTCTTTATACGAAGTTTAACACCATTCCTTAGTTGATTAAGCGTTTTAGGATGGATAAAATGATAAGAGGCAGATGATCGTTTTTCACCTTCTGGGATCATCCACACTTTATTATTTCTGTTCTTTTTAGCAGCCATTAACTAACCTTCTGTTTAATTGCGTTAAGAAGTTTACTTAAATTTTCTTTTTTATTAAGATTTACTCCTTCAATTTCTAGTTCAAGAATTTCTTCTAATTCACGAAGCATAACTTTTACTGTTTGAGACTTATCGTCTTCTTCAATTACAGGTTTTTCGTAAATTTTTAATTGAACTAACTTACTTATAACACTTCTATAACCTTTTGAGAAGTGATTTGCTAAATCATGAACGTCTTTTTGTCCTTCTTCTGTATAAAGTTTAATTAATTCAGCTTCTTGTTCGTCATTCCAAGCTTTAATACTCATTGTTGCTCCAATTCTAATTCAAGTTGCGTGTTCCAAACGTATCGTTGAGCCACCGCATCACTTGCGTCTTCTAGTAAGGGTATAAGAGAACTTACTTCGTCTGCCGGAATAGAAAATCCAGATTTTGTTGGGTACCACTGTCCTGTATCTCCATCCATTGCATACTCTCTTATATGCAGATAAAGAGTTTCTCTAAATTCATTGATAGTAACTTTAACTGCATTTCCGTTAGGTTTATGAAAGGCAGTACCAAAGTCAATATTCATAATATAATCGTCTGTTCTGTGTTTATAAAGTCTTTTAACCAGTTAGTGACTGGGTAAGCTTTAAATATCTGTACTAAAGAATATCTAATTTCTGATTTTGACTTGTTTATCATTCCGTGTCCTACTAGATCAGGGTCAAAAAGCACAGTCTCCCCTTTTTTTAAGCTAAACTGTTCAATATTACCTTTGTAATTAAATTGATAAATAAAATCTTCGCTCTCAGATAAAGCTGTTACTGCTCTAAGCCTAAAATCATCATTGCACTTGGCATTGATATTATTATCATCTGTATGTAAAGGAATAGTATGTCCTGGATCTTGTTTATGAATTCTAACTCTAGTGGTTTCAAACTCAAAAAAATCTATAAGAGGTTTACATAATTTGTAATACTTAGTAAACATAAAATCTACTGGATTTTCTATAGGTTTATTTCTATAAAAGCTGTGAATACCTCCATCGTTGCTTTTAATAGATACAGCATCTACATTACCTGCCAGATCATAATCATCATGAGCTTTAAATTGTAATTGACTCAGCCAAGAGTTATCTATTTCAATTTTAGTCTTTGCTATAATAAGCATTAAAATAATCTTTCAATCTGTCACCTTCGATAGGGCGATCCAAATAATCTTTACCTAGAATCCAGATATAAGGGTTTCTATTATTTATTTGATTGATCCAAGTCTCATAACAATTCTTTACACCTGTTAAGCCTCTAAGATATTGTGCTCCAACTGTGTGAAAAGCATTACTCCACCAAATAATAGAGTTTTGATTAGGGACAATAAGATTTGTTACTTTTTCTGGATTAACACATATGTCTGAATGTACGTAAGTGTGCTTAAGATTTTTATATCGATCCCAGTGATCTTTAATAGCTTTTTCTGATCCCCACCACTTTAATTCCCTATCCCATAGTTCTTTTCTGGATAGATATTGAGTCTCATTACCTCCAGTTTCGTCAATTCTATATTTTTTTTGTGCGTAATCTAGAAATCTAGGATAGTCTTCCCCATCCCATTCTCTAACTAGCATTTTTTTAAAGGCTAATGCAGGTTTACTATAATCATAGTATACTATTTCACAGTCATCAGTAAACCCATAACGGTTGAGAATCATATTAGGTTTAAAACTAGCAGCAACGGCATATAACCTTTCTACTGGTTTTTCAATATTAACATATTTTAAGTCTGAATAATTTTCAGTGTTCCAAAAGAAAACACAGTTTTGAGCGTAATTAGCGATATTTGTAATCCAAGAAAGTTGGTGCTCTAATTCTGCGGCACTTGTTTTAGGGTATATATACTGTTTGTATTCTCTAATCTTAGGATGAAAGTTATATACTGTTAAGTCATTTGCAAGCGAAGTGTTAATAAAATTCCAACCATCTACAAGAGGAGTACAGACAGTAAGTTCTTCTGTTGACTTTAAGGATAAAGGAGTATAATCATCATGAATATCTTTTACGTGTCTCTGCGCTTTTACAACAAACTCTGAATCTTTTGTTTTCTCACCAAATACAGGTTTATCAAATTTTTCATAGTATTTTAAATTAACTAGCATGCATTGTTTATGAAGTCCGTAATAACCTTTCTCGCCTTTAGGATTATTAAGGTTTTTACTATTTTTATCCATAATATGTCCTGTAATAAAAAAATCTTGTTTTTCTATCCATTTCTCAATAAAATTAAAAAACTGAACATCTTTGATAATGTGTCCTACACTTTGTACTATACAAAAATCAACACCACAGGTTAGTGCTTCGTCTAAAACTTCGTTTATAGAGTCTTTAACAATTATAGGTCCAAAATATTTAAATCTAGTAAAGAATTCGGTTATCTCTTTGTTTTTTTGAGCTTGAGTAAGGTTTTGTGACATTCTAGTATCATCATAAATTCCTACAACGTAGTTTTTGTTTTTACCCATAATTCTTTTCATAACTTCTTATTACCAATTCTTCATATTGTTTTGTTTTGATTCCGTGCACTATAATATGGTATCGATCTTCGTCACT